TTAATTGACCTGAGAGAGTGCTTTTAAGGTCCGTTCGTCTTCCTGTTGTTGGTCTTCTTTAATCATATGAGCGTAGACGTTACGAGTGATGGAACTGTTCTTATGGCCCAACCGTTTGGAAATGTATTCCATCTTCACGCCACAATAGAGCAGGTAACTAGCGTGGGTGTGCCGCAACCCGTGAAAACTAATCCGTTTAATTCCCAATGAATTGGAGTATTTTTTAAGCAAGTTATCACACGCTCCAGGGGATGGAATACGACCACGCTTGTTCATGAAAACTAGATGATCTGGGTTATCCAATTTAGCTGCCATCTGTAAAGCATGCAGTGTTTTAAGATGATTTAAAAGATCGTCAGTTACAGTTATTGTACGAATACTAGATTCAGTTTTTGTTTTCTTAAATTTTTGGCCATAAACATAATCCCATGACTTATTAACACGGATAGTCTTGTTTTGCCAATCGATATCAGTCCAAGTCAGAGCAGAAACTTCGGCTACTCGCATACCAGTTAGTAGGCCAGTATAGATCATTGATTTTCCAGTAGAAATTAGCTTGATGTTTTTATTGACTTCGATAGCTAGCGTTTGCATGTCTTTCGCGTCAAGGTATTTTAGTTGTGCTGGTTTACCGGAGTGGCCACCTAATTCAACATGTAAGCAGAAATCGGTCTTTATTAAATTATCAGCTACGGCATCGATAATTGCAGCATGAATATGGCCATGCAATTTTTCAACAGATGATTTGCTATGATATGGTTGATTATCTGTCAGTTGTCGCTGTGCACGTTGCTTGGCATTACCGTGCACAAATTCATTGATAAATTGTTGATAACGCAGCCTTGTCATTGACGACAGTTGAACGTTAGGTAGTAACTCAGCAATTTGGCGAAGAGTATATCGATATTCTTGTTCTGTAATTCGGGAAACTTTGCCAAATTTATAGGTTTCTAACCATTTCTCGTAGTAATCTGTAAAGACTGTCGTTGTATCGGATTTTCCTATGGATTGGTCAAATTTAGCTTGTTCCAATTTAGTTGCCCACTGTTCAGCTTCTTTTTTACGAGAAAAGCCACTCTTGTTTTTAAAGTGCCGTTTGCCAAATTCATCATAGTAACTAACGCGAACGGCCCATTTGCCATTTTTCTTTTTAATACTTGCCATTTGAATTTCCTCCTTAAATTTCACCTAGGCGGGTAGAATTTTAAGGACTTGCAGACATCACCTCCTTAGTTGTGATAATATTATGGGGAGTGTCAAGAATCTTGTGTAAATGAAATGCCTTCGTACATATAATATGTATCTAACTTAAATAAATGATGCTTCCAAGGTGTCCTGGAGTCCTTTGAACCCTCGGTGGATCCGCTTCAGAGACTTCTCGTTATAAACATTAAACTGAGAAACCAGGAAGCGATCCAGTGAATCTTCCGTTGGAAATTGTTCTTTGTGATGGGTGGTGCGCTTGAGATGCTTATTAAAGTTCTCAATCAGGTTAGTGGAGTATAGTGATTGCCGGATAGCTGGTGGAAAGTCCATGAAAGTGAGTAAATTCGGCATTTTAAGCAGATCTTTGATTAATTTGGGATAGGTCTGATGCCAGTTGTTGGCGAACTCATTCAGTTTCAGTTCGGCTGCTTCACGGTTGGCGGCCCGATGAACTTGTTTAAAGTCACTGATCACGGCCTTGCGGTCTTTTACGCGAACTTTGTTCATCAGATTCCGCCCAACATGAACCAGGCAACGTTGTCGTTTGGCTTTAGGGAAATGCCGATTCAAGCCTTCATCCAAACCAACTAACCCATCGGCCACAAACAACAGCACATCTTTAACGCCCTGCTTGATCAAGGTTCCCAGCAGTTCAGTCCAGATTCCAGTCGATTCCGTTGGCGCCACTTGGTAGTTCAGCACTTCTTTCGTACCATCTGGACGAATGCCAATCGCAATATGAACGGCTTCTTTTTGAACGGTATCCCGCTTTAACGGCAAGTAAGTGGCATCTAAGAAGATGGCCGCATATTGTGAAGCCAGTCGACGTTGCTGGAAAGCTTGAACCTGTTCATTGACGGCTTTAGTCATGTTGGAAACCGTGGCTTTGGAGTAGTGAGCACCGTACATTTTCTCAATGAGTTCGGCAATTTCAGCAGTGGTAATTCCCTTGGTATACAACTGAATGACCGTTGTTTCTAAATTATCACTGTGCCGACCGTAGGCTGGCAAGGTATGATTTTCAAACCGGCCATTGCGATCTCGAGGAATGGTTAAGTTAAGTTGGCCGTACTTCGTATCAAACGAGCGCTCATAACTGCCGTTGCGGTTATTACCAGTGTTAATCCCAGCGTATGAGTAGCGTTCGTAACCCAAAAACTCTGCCAATTCGGTTTGAAGCAGCTGGTTAATCGCAATTTCGAGGTGGTGACGAAAAACTTCGTCCAAATCTTGCTTTTGGGCTAGTGCAGCGATAATTTCTGTGGTAAGTTCATTCATGGGGAATGCCTCCTGTGATGTTTTCTGTGGTTACTAAATATCATAAGGGAAGGCATTCCCTATTTCTATACAATTCAGAAATCTTTTATGCATTTACACAAGATATTTTACGCTCTCATATTATGTATGTAAAAAGAGCGGAGTAATCCACTGGCTTTTATTGGTAGCACATCTTACTTCTTGGCGGGAGGGGATGTGCTTTTTGTGTTATAATAGGTGAACAAAATTCATTAATTTCAAGCGAAGGTGAATAATAATGAACTACCAGTCACTCGTTATAAGCATTGTTTTATCTGGAACGTTAGGATTCTTAAATTATAATTTATTGGTAAATCAAGGTACGTTGTCTTCTTACTCTAGTAAAGAAGACCGGTCAGCATGGTGTATCTTATTTTCAATAATGAACTTTCTAATCTATACAATTATTATTAATGTGATAGCAAACAATCCAAATATTTGGAATGTAGTTTTTACCGTACTAATTACTGTAGTAACTAGTATATTAATAACATTTTTGTTACTTCGATTTTTATTTAATAGGGTTGAAATACTATTAAACAAAAGTCGGAGTAATGAAAATTTATCAATGATTTCTACCAAGACACCACATGAGTATGCTTTTGAACATCATGGTTATATGATGGTTTACATTTTTGATTTCAATCATCAATATATATCATCTGGGTTTTTAGAACATTATTCTGAATCACTTGATTTAGAACATCAACTGTTATTAACACCTGAGGAAAAAATGGAACAAAGTACATTTTCAGAGGATGAAGTCATTGAATTAATGAATAAAAACTATTCATCTATCCGAATGGAAGATTATCCACGAGTCTATATAGATAACAAAAGTAAATTAAAGTACTATATCTTTTATTTAAAAAAATAATAATTATTTTTTGGGCTTAACACTGGGCGCTGAGGTTCCATGTGGTACTGGTGCGGTTCTGTTTGGACTGTTTCTCTGGCCAGGCTTTGGTACTACTGGTTTTATAAATTTTGTTGGCTTATCGCTCATTACTATCACCTCCTTAAAAAGCACATCTCAAACTTTGACCGGTTGGGATGTGCTTTTTAGTCCTTATAGGTCGCTATTAGCGAATGCATCCCGTAAAAGAACTAATACCAAAAAAGCAATCCAGATTAAAGGAGAATGGAAATGATAGTAGAAAACAGCAAATATAATTCCAATAACTCCTACGATCATTATCAGCCACGAGACTAGGCTTGAAGTGTAATGTTTCTGATCAAGTGAAGGATTACTTTTAATAGCTGGTTTATATAGAGTAAAATGGGCTATTAATGAAAATATAAAGATAACTGGCAATATCCATAGTGAATCTGCAAATATTGATTTTGGATATGTTTCCTCCAATGCCAGCACTATGAAAAATGGGTAAAAGTCAATATTATTCACAAGAGCATATTTCCAATTGAAATTCATCGATCTAACCATCTCCAATAATTGTTAAGTTTTATATTCAAAAATTTAAACGCGAGCGGCAGGAGTCGGACCTGCATAGTACTCCAAGAAAGAATGGGCTTCAAGACTTGGAACATTGTTCTACCGTTGAACTACGCTCGCATGTTAACAGAAGTTTCAATAGATGTTGTAAAAAGTTGTGTACATACCAAACAATCCCACGATGATGGCAACTATTAATTTGAGGGTTATTATAAACATGTTGTAGGGGTTGTTATGATTTGTTTGCAGAAGTGTATCCACAACTAAGTAAAGAGATAGTACTATCAATCCCCAATCTAATAGTTTTGTGATATCAATATTCATAGGTGCCTCCATAATTATTTGCTATTAACGTACAATGCGAGCGGCAGGAGTCGAACCTGCATAGTAGGTGTTAAGAGCAGGGGAACTCTATTTGGAGTGGACACGTTCTACCGTTGAACTACGCTCGCATGTTGCCCGCTAGGCTGGTAGTGGGCGAAGGTGCTACTTTCGTTTGTGGATCCAGTAAGCTAAAATGGCGAATAGCGCTATGAAGCAAATGATACCAATTACAATGGTAAAGTCGAACACGTGCTCGTTGTAGTATCCTACACGCAATTCCATGGTTTTACCTCGATTTAGTAATGAAATTTATACTACAACTTGACATTCTTTATACTCTCTACGTATTAATTTTGTTTTGGCAAAAAATTGCAAAAGTCATCATAGCTTATAATTTTTATTCGCCCGTTTTCTTTCTGATATTGAATTGCCTTTAACTCACTTGAACTATGAACACCATCGGTTAGTTTAGTTGATACTTGTGTTCCATCAATTAGATAATCCGTAACGTGTGAAACACTTTTGGTAAATTTTCCACCATATTTATTAATTGTATCAATCAGATCTTCACGACTAGCTTCCATAAACTCCCCTGTTATACAAAAACGTTTACCAGCTAGAACTTGTTGTAAATTGCTATATTCAATAGTGACAGGATTGAGGTCATTATCTCTTAACTTTTGATAAACTATGGCGTTTGTTTCACAATCATTCAATGCATTGTGAGACCTGTTAGCTATGCCAAAATATTTTTTGAGAGTTGGCAGCTTATGGTTTTTTAAATCCGGCAATTTTTTATCTGACAGTGGGTAGGTATCAAGTGCGTTAATATCCTGCTTGCTAAATCCGTTGTTAATCAGGAACGGAATATCAAATTTAACAATGTTATGTCCAATCAATGGTAGGTCTTCTATGAATAGTTCAAAACTTGGCATCACAGTTGATATTGTCGGGGAAGATTCAAGCTTGCTATTATCAATACCGGTTAGAAACATTATTTTTTTGTCAATTTGAAATCCTGGGTTTATATACTGATTAAAAGTCCCAACTTTTTGGTCCTTAATGTACTTAATGGCTGATATTTGTATTATTTTATCCTCGAAGCGGTTTAATCCAGTAGTCTCAATATCAAAGACAACAAAGTCAGTTAGCTTTCGTCTAAGCCTGTGGATATACTGAGCTGGCTTAGACACTGTTAGCTCACTGTGTTTATCTTCTTCAATCGAAGTAAGCTTATTTGTATATATATTTGAATTGACCAACTCATCAGATGTGTGTTCATCACTGAGCTGTTCCGGCTGACTATAGTGTGGTTCCACGTTTTCTGATGACGTTTCTTCAACATCAATGCTTTGATCCTGACCTGACCCATTGTGAAGCGATGCATCTTTGTCAATTGAAGATTGTCGACCATGTTTCTCTGCGCGAGAGTTTGCTTGATTCTTGAGTTGGCTAGTTTTAGATCTCTTTGCTTTAATTATGATGAAAATTACTAAGAAAATTCCGGCTGCTAGCAATAAAATCCACCAATATTGTATCAACATTGCAATTGCAAAAATTGTTACAAAAAATTCTATAACTCTTTTCATTGTTTTCCTCCAAATTACCCAGCTTTTACCGACATCCGTATCTGGTCTGTAAGTTAACTTCTAGTTACTAACATTAGTGCGGAAGGCGTTAACGACATCATCTTCTAATCGTTTTGGTATACCAAAATTTTCCATAAACGGCATGACACTATTGTCAGCATACGTATCAACTTCGCTTAAATAAATTGGAATAAGTATTTTCAATGCTTCTAAATTAGCCATGCGCTCGTATTTAGATTTATTGCTAAAACTAGAAAAATATAATATTCCTTCATCATGGTTGATAACATGGCCTAATTCATGTGCCATTTGAAAGGCGATTTCAGACGGATTGTGCCATTTTAGGTTAATTAGAACGATGTTATTTTCCGGTTTGGCTGACGACGGAGTGTATGCATCTAGTTTGTCTGTTAAGATGCAAGATATTCCATGATCCCAAGCATACTGCATTAAACGCTTGATGTAGATATTCAAATATTATCAGTCCTTCCCACCGTTTAAGATGCGTTTGATGTACTCCATATCTTCAGGAGGGATAGGCTTGCCCTGATAGGTCATAATATAGTCGTCATCTGTAATATCAACTTGTTTGGGCTTCATTGAAGTAGAATTGTCATCCTTTTTGCCTAATAAGTAATCAACAGAAACATTTAAAACATCGGCTACGGAAGCCAAAGCTTTAGGGCTTGGATTACGTTTTTTCCACTGATACATATAATTTGCGCTTATCCCGGCTTTACGTTCAACCTCAGCAATTGAATATCCACGTTCTTTCGAAATTGTTTTTATCCTGTCAAACAGCGTCATGGTAGAGTTCCTCCAATGATTGGCAAGATAATTCTACAACATGTATAAAAAATAGTTGTAAAAATCTAAAACATGTTGTAGAATTATCTTTGTTAAGAAATATTGTTAACAAATTAGCAAAACTAAAAGAGCTTATTAATCATCTTGGCGGGCGATAAATAAGAGCTTTGTAGCTATTTCGTTATGTCTATATATTAAGACATGTTATAGACTTTTGCAATATCTTTCTTAATAAATATTAAAAGGAGGCAAACTGATGTTTATTCGTATGGAAACAAACAATAAAGCAGAAGCGATTAAATCGTGGCTGGCAAATCATCGTAGTTTAGAGACGCAAGCGTCACTTGCGAATCATTTTGGCAAATCAACAACGTTTGTAAATTTGTCATTAAACAAACGAATGACGACCAAAGGGGCCGAAAGTCTAATTGAACAGATCTACGAGTACTTGGTAGAACAGTATGGAATTTAAGGAGGACTAACTTATGAATCAATTAAAAGTAATCGGTCAAGAACACATTGGCCAGTATGAGTTTACAGGAATTGAAGGTGGGTTTGGAAAAGACAAGAAAGCGATGTTGGTTAAGGATATTGCGCTAATTCATGAACAACCACTCAGCGAAATCAACCGTCGTATCAACGATAACCGAAAACGGTTCAAAGACGGTATTGATATTTTAGATTTAAAACAGATGGGCCTGAGCCATTTGTTTTCCCAATACGGATTTACCAAAGCTCAGTGGGGCAATGCTAACAATATCTACCTATTATCCGAGCGTGGTTATAGCAAGCTACTTAAAATTCTCGAAGATGACAAGGCTTGGGAAATCTATGATCAACTGGTTGATAACTATTTCAATATGCGTCAGTCCATCAAAGAGAATCAGCCATCATTAGTTGCTGGCAAGCGACTTGAAATTATGGAAAAGAACGCAGCTACTAGAAAGGCCAATCTACTATTTAAAATTGCACAGGCCACTGATTCAAAAACATCTAGTCAATCATTACTCGCACAAGCTGCTAAGGAATTAACTGGTGAGATGACTATCCCAGTCATGAAACGTAAGGAATACAGTGCCAGCGAAGTTGGCAAGCTAGTTGGTAAGTCAGCTAACATGGTAGGCCGGATTTGTAATCGGCTTGGATTGAAAGCTGAACAGCCGGGACAAAATAAGTATGGTCGCTGGAGCAACAGCAAGTCACAGCATTCTGACAAAGAAGTACCACAGTGGGTTTACTTCGATGACGGCGTTAAGGCAATCAGAGCTGAAGTTAACAAACAACCAGCATAGGAGGTAAAACAATGGAATTTGAAAATGTACGTGAAGCACTGAAATTCTTGCTTGAGTATAACGATACGATGTTGAACCCTAACCTTAAATCTCGGGTTAACGGTGGTGAGTGGTCGCCAAGCACAGTTAACGAAGTTCAAATGGCAAACTATGACGCTTTAGCACAAGCAGCGGACATGCTTGGTATGAGCGACCTTTACTTAAATGAACAGCCAGCATAGGAGGTGAGTTAGATGGAACAATTAAATGTAACAATTGAAAGTTTGGATGAATTAAAAAAGCTGCTTGACGAGGCATCAGACCAGGTCAAACAACTTCAAAATACGATGTCCAAAATTACTGAATATCAAATGAAGTTCCATTAGATAAGCCATTTAGAACATAAAATTCAATAGCTTCATCTCGCATTTCAGTAAAACTTGAAAACTGTGAATTTTTGTTAATGATTTCGTCAACTACAGGTTTATCAAAATCATCAAAGGATTTAACGTTATCTGCCGGGATAGCGCTTAGCAAATCATCTGTTGTCTTGAAGCTTGTATATTTGTTCAAGAAATCATTGGTAAATAAATTCTCAAAGGAAACTTTATGATCGCCATCAAGTTCTTTGGCATTGTTGCTCATGCGATCAAAATCGGACATCAGTTTATCCAAACCATCCATATTTGTCACCTCGATCAATTGGGATAACAAAATTATACACCGAAAGGAGTGACCAGGATGGACAGTTTGATAAGTGCTTTGTCGAAACTCTTCACGCAAGCATATGAGCAGGGAGTTGCGGACGGGCGTAATCAGCAGGCTGTTGATCACAAGATGATTGGACGTAAAGATTTCTACTCTGAGTTTGGTATCAAAGTAGATTCATTCGACAAGCACTATCGCGACAAAGAGGGCTTCCCAAAGCCAGAAGAAGATGGCAAATGGTACGCTCCAGCAGTCGAAAAATGGTTATTGAATCATCAAAATTTAAGTGATTAAAACCTAGGCGGGTAGATGATGATTCAATTCATAAGGAGGAATTTCCATGGTAGAAGTAGCGGTATTAACCTGGGCGCTAACAACCGTGTGGTACAAGCGCCGAGAGATTAGAAACTGGTTTGGAATTTAAGGAGGAAAAGTAATGGTAAGAGACACAGATGCATTTGTTGGACTTGGCAATAAATTAGTTGCCAATGCTGACAAGGCACAAGCAAATGATTTAATAACTAAAATGAATGTTGCTAGTTTGTCAGGCCATCACTCAATCATCTGGAACAAGTCTGGAATTAGTGTCGGCGTTATCAACACACTATCAGAAGAAGATATTTCAGTTAGCAAGTGTCCTGGTGGCGGATATGTCATTGATTGGCAAGAAGCATTAGAAATGGAGGAATAATCATGAAAGTTCATGTAGGTGATCGAGTGAGTTACAAGGCTGAGTATAGTTGCGGCCAATTAATACGAGAAGCCGGTGTTGGCAAAGTAGTGGATATTAAAAAAATCCCGTTCACATTGCGCACTCAAAAAGATGTGGCTGTAGTTGAACAAAATGGACAGCAATTCGAGATTATTACCAATGGTATTCAAGTGCTCAAGTAGGAGGAATGATCATGCAAGAAGTATCAATTTTACCACTCCACGAGTGGAAACGAGCGCAAAAAAGCCATCGCTAGTAACGGCTAACGATGGACTAATGGAAGAGATGCTTAACACTAATATCTACTCTATTCCAAAGCAGTCTCGTTTGCAAGCTAAAAGACAAAAATACTCCCTACTGGAGTGGATTACAAGAGTAGGGAGCAAGAAAACAATTCAAGGTGTGCGTATATGTTAACGCTAACTCGAAATGTTTGCAAGTGCTGAGAAAGAGAGGACGGTAGTTATGGAAAAACCATTACCTTATTTAGAACAACAGGATTGTATTCTTCATGGTATTACGCAGATTGCATCAATCGATCCACAAGAATTAACTCCAGAATGGTTGTTAATTCAAAATAATATGGCAATGGCGTTTTGCTTGAATGCATGGATGTTTAATAGGGAGCTGAAATAATGATTAAAAATGGATACAGAATCAGCGTAAACTTTACAGACATTGGTCATCTTAGTAAAAACATAAACTCACTATATGAAAAATGGTTGCTTTGCCAAAATGATTTGAAGACTATTCAGATAATTGGCGAACTGGCACTTGGAAAATGTGACACATACAAATTGCTAAGTCAAAACAGCATTAGCATTAATGACTTTTCACGTGCTATGAAAAATTTAAAGAAGCTGGGATTAATTGAATATAGTGTTGAAATGTGATTTATAAACACTAAAACGAATTGGCTTGAACTAAAAAATACAGCAGTGACTAATACACCGGGTGGGTGGAATGCCTACTAGTAAATAAGGGAGGATTAAGAGATGGCACAAAGGAGAATGTTTAGTAATACGATCACGGATTCTGATTTGTTTATGGATATGCCTAAGTCAGCTCAGCTACTATATTTTCATTTGAATATGCATGCTGATGATGATGGGTTTGTGGGTAATACGAAATCCATTATGCGGATGACTGGTTCAAGTGATGATGATTTAAAAATTTTGTTAGCCAAGCAGTACCTTATTCCGTTTGAGAATGGCGTCACTGTGATTAAAGATTGGCATATTCATAATTACATCCGATCAGATCGTAAGCACCCCACGAAATATACTAGTGAGCTTAAACAATTAGAGCTAAATGAAGACGCTAGTTATAGTAAATTGCCCATCGGTAGTCAAGTGTCAGCCAACTGTCAACCAAATGACGGACACTTGGTAGGCAATTGTCATACCGAGGTTAGGTTAGGTAAGGATAGGTTAGGTAAGGATAGTAAAGGTAAGTATATAGAACCAGGTAAGCCCAAACCAGCACGACACAAATATGGACAATACCAGAATGTCTTACTGACGGATGAACAATTAGAGAAACTCAAATTGGAGTTTCCTTCTGACTGGCAAGATCGTATTGAGCGAGTCTCTGGGTATGTTCAATCTAGTGGTAAACACTACAAAGATTACTTGGCTACCATTCGTAATTGGGCTAAGAGAGATCAGCAAAGTAACCAAAGTCACAAAGCAGCGCCACAAACACGAGAGGACTGGTTTGGCTAATGGAAAATGTAACGAAGTTATTCAATCAAGCCACGATTCAGAAAGTAGTAGCGGCTAGAGGCATTGATACAACTAAGTTGCCAACCAAAGAAGAATTGGATCATCAAACAATTGATCGGGCGAATGCGGGCGTAATTGCTAACCGAAAACGGTATTACTATCGCATGTCAGTCTGGTCTGGAGGCGTGCCACTACGATTTAGCTTTAATGATTGGCAGGTTGATAAACAGCCTAATCAAGCTAAAGCTAGAGAACTTGGTAATCAAGCATTTAAGTTAGCTAGGCAATTAGAGACTAACCAGTTCAACGTAGCGCTTGCAGGCGGACCCGGAGTTGGCAAAACATCATTAGCGCTAGCAATTATGTATCAGCTAATGAGCGCAGGACAGACAGCAATGTTTGTCTCGACAGCTGAATTGCTACGGCTGGTAAATGAGAAATACGAAGCACCGGACGTACGTCAACGGTTACTATACGTTTTAAAAGACATGCAAAACGTTGATGTTCTAGTTTTAGATGATTTTGGTACTGAAGGCGGTAAGCCAACTGAAAAGGGGTTCTACAAGCCAGTACACAAAGATTTGCAGACACTGATGTATCAAGTGGCAAATGCGCGTTGCGATTTTGATCATAACGAAGTCAAACATATAACCATCATTACGACTAACAACACACGTAAGCAATTAGAAAGTATGTATGATGGCAAAACAATCGATCGCTTATATACCAAGGATACTAGCTGTCAATTGCTGTTTGACAACATGGAAGGAGTCAGAAGTGTATGAGCTGTGAATTATGTCATGGTAGTAAAGTTGTTCAGCAACCACTTGGGAGTTATGGTTTCACGTTTGGACCATGCCCAAATTGTACGAATGAGATACATGCTCATTACGAGCAGGAGCTTGAAAGGAAGTTAGCCTATGGCGAGCAAAAATTGGCCTAAAGAACTGGAAGTAATTCATAAGCTAGAAGCGAGATATGGCAGCATGGATAACGTGCCACCAAGCAAACTAAGCAATTTGCATAAAATGCCTGGAATCAAAGCTGTATCAGACGATTACACGGAGATTACGCGTACCCAGTATAATGCCATTAAATTAGTCATGGAAGGCAAGCAGGGTAAAACTAGGACGTCTCGGGAGTTAAAACGGAGTAACAGTTGGATTGATAGACGTATTCGTGCGATTGACGAAAACAAATACTACATTACGGAGGACAAATAAGCATGATTGATATGAAAATTGACCAGTATCATCTGACTAGTGACAAATACGAAGTTAAGGTTAACAGGATGTCATTAGACAGCCATGGGCATCCGGTAAATAGCTACGATGAAAAGTCTGGTATTAATCGGCTGGTAGAAGTACCCCTAGCACACTGTAAAAACGTCGAGGACGCATTGCGCTGGCTTCGTGGGTATTTAATCCGGACTGGTAGTGAACACATTAAAACAGTGGATCAGTTAGCCAGAAAGAGTCATGAAATTGAACGACAGTTTGACACGTACATTAAAGAGCGCGTACCGGAAGGATTGTGAGTTATGCCTAAACATACTAAGAAGCGTTCAACGATTAAACGGAAGCACCGGCGCATGAAGCAACATGCCGAAGCAAACAAAAAATCAACTAAAGAGGATGGAAAGTAATTATGAAATTAAAGATTGAAAACAATGATTTGACCGTAACAGTTGAAGCAACTCGTGAATTAAGTTTTGAGGAAGTTTTTAAGTCACATCAGTTGGTGACAGGTCGTAATGATGAATTAAATACTGGTCGTGAGGAAAAACATACATTCGTTCCGGAAGACTCAGGCGCAACGAATGAAGACTCTAATACTGATCCTAAGTTTGACTTCAAGAAACCGACATGGATGCCTAAAGATGGTGAGATGGTAAAGGCTGAATTTATGTGCCCACAGTGTGGTTACGATAAAGTAACGCATGTTAAGTTCGGCTATAACCGTTGGAGTTGCCCTGGATGTGGAATCAGATTGTTTCTTGCGTATGCAACAGGTACTCGTGGGGAAAAAGATGCAAATGGGTTTTACTACAAAGCTAATCGAGAATTTATTAGTCATGCACCTGAAAACAGTGAAGATGATTTTTCCAAGATGTTTACCCGGTCAGATGATCCAGAGAAGCCAGATGCTTATGACACAATTCCGGACATCAAAAAGTATCTTGATAAGCATGGCATTGATTATTCCCATGCAAAGTTTAAAGGTGACTATGTTGATTTAATTCCAGAGGATTAATCATGATAATCGTCAAGCAACCAACTAACGAGGAACGTAAGCGGGCGTTCGGGGAGGATTGAAAATGAGCACTAGAAATAAAATTGGCTTTGGAATAATCATCTGTCTTTCAAGCGTACTTGGTGTGACAGCTCTAGTTAATATATTTATTGAGGGTGGAATAATTGTGGGAACAATTTGCACGATTGGTGCTATCTTGATTTCTTTAGCATTAATACTAATACACCCGGAGGATTAAAAATGAGTGAATCATATGAAGCAATAGAATAGATCTTAAGTCAATTGGCACAGGCCTGCTAGAGATAGGAGATGGCAACGATGATTAAGTTTAGAGCGTGGGACAAGGAAAACAACAAGTATTTTGAGCCAACTTATCAAGCCTATATGGGCAGGCTTGAGGACTTAGTAATTGGTTTAAGTGGCAGATTGCAAAAAAGAACCTGCAGAGGAGTGGTGGATGAGTCTGTGTTCCCTGGTAGGTATGTTGTTGAACAGTTTACCGGCCTGAAAGATGTGAACGGCAAGGAAATTTATATTGGCGATATTATTAAATTTTTTGGTGCTAATAAAAAATTTAAATCCAAAAATGAATTTGGAATTATTATTTATAAAGCCGCTAGATATGGAGCCGGCTTTAATTCGATTATTCAAAATAAGGAACATGGTTATGGTGGAATAAATATTGCACAAGATATTGTAGTTGGTAACATGCACGAGAACCCGGAGCTATTGGAGGCTGACAAATGAAAATTGTTGGTGGGCTATATTGTATTGATGGCAATGTGAATAACGCAAAAGACCAGTCACAATATGTTGTAGGGGTTAATGAAGTCGATAAAGAACGTGTGAGAGAAGCTTGTATGGCTTACATTGATGACTATTTTGGCAAAGAATATTTTGAAAAAGAACGTGGGATTAGTCTAAAAGATTTAGTTGAATCTGCTGATTTGAGTATTTCGTATGAGCGCCATATTCCAATAAATACAGCTTTGATTATGATATTTGGGGGTCTAGTGTTAATAGTATAGGATTTGGCCCCGGTAAAGGAGCTAAAAAAGTTTGGGTACTTTCTTTTAACGACAATCCATGGAGGAAAGCAAATGAAACAGATATTTGAACTTCTTTGGAATTCTTCCACATTGCAATTGGTGGGGTATTTAATAACGTCAGTTGGTGTATTGCTGTTTATTGAATCAGTAATAATTTGGATGGCGAACAGGCATGACTGACATCGAAATGGAGTTGAGTGATCGCGATGGTAAACAAAAAGCCGCCCGTTAAGGCGACCAGTCACAGGACCACTCGAATGACCGTTGTCAGTATAACATATAAAAGCGTCGTATCTGTTGAGGAGAATACGGCGCTAGGAATTAAAGCAACTATAATATACACCACACGATATATTTAGGCAACCCTAAACATGTGCGCTGCTAGACTACAATATTTGAAAGGGGAATTGGTAGTGAAACGAACGACGATTAGAAAAGTTGAAGATATTCTACGTGACTATCCCAAGATTGACAAGTATATCGAGAAACGTGAACAGGAATTACGTTATCCAACTGTACCACGTGATGATAATGTTGGAGGTGGCAAGGCACAATACAAATACCCAGATACGGCGTTAAATACACTAATTACAATTGACGATGATCGGCGCATTAACACATTGAAGCGTCAGCGAGAAGTAATTGATGATTGTTTAGACGGCGTTGGCCACGATACAGAAGTAATTATAAATGAGCTATATTTTAAGAAACACCAGCAGTACACAATTGACGGATTAATTGCAAATCATATGATAAATGTTAGCCGTCGAAAAGCGTTTGACTTAAAGAAAACTTTTATCAACGATTGCGCTAAGGGGTTTGGATTGTATGAAATATAAAAACGTGCACTAATCGTGCACTTTTGACCCCTACAAACGTGCTAAATTGGTAGTATGCCAAATGTGATTGACGTGCATGAAGTAATCCTCCAAATTACAGACTGGTAATCGCTGTGGGCTAATTGGTAAGCCACAATGGGATGTAGGTTCGAGGCCTACCGGCGATATTAAGTATCAAGCTGGTGTATGAGGAACTGATAATTCCGCCCAGCATGTCTGCGACTGAACGATCGTTATTAGACGATAGCCTAATAATTATTGAACCTATTTTTAATACAACTGGGTTGCAGTGAAAAAAAGCTGTTTCGATATGCAGATTATAGCAGCAAGTTTGAGATAAAAAGCATTGACGGTTGTGCCGACACAAAGCCCAAGTAAATGTTAGTGTGAGAACTAGCAGAACCAAATGGGATTCTCAATAAGTCGGTGTTGTAGTTGAAGCGGTAATACCGTTTATAAACGACTAGTCAAGTACCAGTAGGATAAATCTACAGACATACTAAAACAAAATTATGTTTAAAATATGCCTAAATCATCTGAACGTTGGTAGCCATTGTGCTAGCCCATGCCTTGTAATGCATTAACAGCTAATTAGGTAGCTCTTAATTAGTAGGCGTTAATGAGCATGTAGCTTAAAATTATCGTAGCTAAAGCTAACTACGCAAACCAATGCGGATACTTGTTTGGCTCTGCGACAGAGACAGTGAGCTGTGGCGGTCTGTAAAACCGTTGTCGAGAGACTGAGTAGGTGCAAATCCTACCGGAGCCATTTACGACCCAAGCACGTCACTAAACTGCTGAATAGGGCTGGAGTCGTGTTTGGAATTACCTTCATAACATGAACTCCCATCGTCTTGTTTACATTGGCTGTGCTTGTGGCGGAATAGGTAGACGTTTTAAGAGGCAACACAGGATGGTGTTGTTATGTAGGGTGCAAATCCCTACCAAGCACATTAAACGCGTCCACGGCACCAAAACGGGCAATCTCCAAACTGGCTCTCGCTTATTGGCGGGAGCTTTTGTATAGTTAGAGTAGTTTGGAGGAATTGAAATGGCACATATAAATTGGAAATTAATTATTGGGGGATTTGTGGCCCTAGGAGTGATACCTATAATCTTACTTGTTTGTATGCACTTTTTGAACTCTGTTTTTTTGGGTGATTCTAGTAATGATGGATGGCTTGGATTTTGGGGTGGCTATTTAGGAGCCTTGCTTGGGTTGTACGGCGTTCAAATGCAATTGAAATCTGAACAAAAAACACGTTTGGATGATAACCATCCTAAGTTTTACCTATTCTTTCGAATGTCGTTTGAACCTTCAAAGAAAGTGTATGTTCATTCATGTCAGCCCCGGGAGCTTTTAGGAAGTAAAGATCATCAAAAAAAGATGAAATTTGAATCAAAGTATTTTTATTCAGATTCAAATTTCATTTCGATAATTAATTCTAACAAGAAAAATGTTTACGATATCAGTATTTTAGTGACTAGTTTAGTTGCAGATAACAATGTTTGCAGTAAATATAAGAAATCAAGTGCGAATATTAATGGCAAAGAGGGTAAAGGCGATAATTCAGAATGGGATTCATTTAAAAGAGACACTAAGAATTGGAGTCTTGTGCACGAAAGTATCAAGGCTTCAAATCTGGAAAGCACTGAAAATGAGCTATTATTAGTTACTTATGCCCAGTTATATAACTATCCTAATGAGATTCAAAGCATTGACATTATTTTTCATACGAATAGCAATGAAATTGGATTGGCAATGTTTGAATTGATAAAAGATAAAAATGGAATTCTAAAATTATCCAATGTTCCAAAAGTGGAATATTTCCAAGAAGGTGTAGTAACACACGACCTTAGTGAGAAAGAGAAATTGTTTAATGAAAATTATAAAAATACAGATATTATGGTTGTAGATGAGAATAACAAGGAACCGTTTATTTGGGAAAAAAGACGGCAAAACAATAAAAGATGATGATAAACAAGCAAAATATCCGATTAATCAATAGATATCGGACGAGCAGTTAGTATTGGAAAGTAAGTCGTGGTGGTATGAAATGACAATAATGATACACAGTAACTATGGGTACGAGCCGCCTGAATGGGTAGCTGCAGATGCCCGGCTAGATAGATGGTGTAAGGATAAGAAGCGTCGTGCTAAACAGCATGGCGCTTTTAGTTTGGAAAAGAAACGGAGAAAGCAACATGCCAAGGACAAGAAGATGCCGTTATCCTAACTGCCATGCAATGGTCACTTTCCCTGACCACTATTGTCAACATCACTATGAGCATGAAGCTGAGTACTTGGCTAGTCGGCAACGTTGGGCACGTAGCAATGACAAACAATACACACACAAGTACAACACGGTTACACGTTATCGTAATGAGGATAAGCGTCAGCAATACAACTTCTATCGGACAAGGCAATGGTCACATCTAAGGCAACAAGTCCTAGAGCGTGACCATTACTTGTGTGCTTACTGTAAAGTGCAAGGCGTCATCACGCCTGCTAAGACAGTTGACCACATTGTGCCAATTGAGTTTGACGAAACACTGAAAGCTAACGTTGATAACTTAGCTGTTATCTGCGGTAAGTGTCACCGACTCAAGACTGACTGGGAACAACTAACTTATGGCACAGGTCAAGGCAAAGAGCTGCAAAGCGTAACGCCGATCAATGATGTGTCAGCAATCGTTGTGTTAATGAATGAGAAATAAAGTTTGGAATAAGTTCAATCAATTTATTGGCACTTGTCGTTCGATTTGAGCGGCTCTAAATTTATGAATGAATTAGTAACGATGATTATTAAAACAACCCCCGCCCCCTAACGTGTCCCAGGAAGAGCGCACACATTGATCTTAGCTTACAAAAAAATTGATTTTTCAAATTTTAACATAGGGGGGGCAGGCACTAATTGGGAAGGAGGATCTTTGACAATGAAAAAAACATTCTATCAGCAGAATGACGGGAAACTATCCAAGGATCCACCAGTTCAATTAGGGGCTATTGCGGCTAGCTGTTGGCGAAAAATCGTACCTTTTTTAGAAACTACTGGCAAAGTGCATAGAATAGACTCATTTTTAGTCGAAAACTATTGTTCTCAGTATGAAATATATCGTGAAGCATATGAGGACATTAAAGAAAATGGCATTCAATCTAAAGTGTTCAAATCTTTGCAGGATAATTATGGTGCAGTGGTTGGTCAGGATTTTGTTGGATTTAAGAAGAACCCGGCGGTTGGAACATTAAAAGAGTCAATCGCCTTGCTAAATTCTATAGGTATGCAGCTAGGACTATCGCCCAAAGGGCGTCAGAATCTGTCTGAACTTGCTAATCAGAGCAAGGAAGAACCTTCAATTGCTGATTTGCTGAATGGTGACGAAAATGAAGAAGATTGAAATTAAGAATAAAGATGTTATCAGCACTTATAGAAGTGAAAACTATGAATTAATTGCAAAAAAATATCATGATCCAGCTACTGAATATGCTTTTAAAGTGCTTAATGGCGAGATCTTGGCAGGTTATAAAATGAAACTCGCCTGTTTTAGACACTTACAAGATTTAAAGCGATCTGAATCAGGAAGCATAGATTTTCCTTATCACTATGACTTGAGTGAGTGCAGAAAAATACTGAATTTTGCTAAGCTTTGTCCAGATGTTAACGCTGGAGTTCCACTACCACTTCTATTATGGCAAAAAGCAATTCTTTGTTTAATGATCGGCTGGAGAGATGAACTAAACCATAAACGTTTTACTCGTGTTTCACTGTCAGTCGCCCGGACAAATGGGAAAACCTATTTGGTCAATATCATGCTTTGGTATGCATATATGATTGAAGCGGCTTCTAAGTTTAATCAAGACTTGGCTTATATTGGCCCTGTCGCAGCACAAGCTAAGAAGGGCTGGCGCTATGTAGAGATGTTTGGCCATAAATTAAAAGAAGTGGCAGCCTTTAAGAATCAATTCTTTGATAGATACGGTGTTGATGTTCAATCTGAACAAGTGAAGGGAAATAAAACTCAGAACAATATTCTAAGAATGTCTAATGAATCGGGCCAATTTGACAGTTATCATTTCTTGTTTTGTGTAGCTGATGAGGCTGGGGATAAGCATTACACAACAGACAATTTTAGTAAGGTAACATCAGGCCAAGTACAAACACCCAACCATCAGTTCGTTCAGATTTCTACAGCGTATGATGATCCAACGGTTCCGTTCCATAACGACCAAATACGCATGACAGAAATTATGGAAAAGGATTACTTACGATCTGGTGATGAATTTCTAGTTCTAGTGTGGGAGCAAGATTCCCCTGATGAGTTAAATAAGCCTGAAACGTGGATTAAGTCTAATCCAATTTTGATGATTAAAGACAATCAAACCATGGTAAAAGGGCTGCAGACTGAAAAAGATAATAAGCTGAACGACGGCACTATTAATGATTTCAAAAATAGAAATTTAAATATATGGATGCAGTTAAAGTCGGCTACATATTTGAAGCTTAGTGAAGTTGAAAAGGCTATTATCAATAATTATTCGATTCAAGGTCAAGAAGTCTATATTGGATTTGACAGTTCGATGTTTTCAGATAATACGGCGCTTGCTTTTGTGTTTCCGTATATTGACGAAAGAAAACATAAACAAAAATGGTTTATCATGCAACATTCATTCATTCCTTGGCGGCAAGCTGGATCAATTGATATTAAAGAAAAACAAGATGGAATTAAGTACCGTGATATGGTCAAGCTAGGATTCTGCACAATCACTGCACACCCACAAGGCTTGATTAATATCGAACAGGTCTATGACTGGCTGGTTAGCTTTGTTGAACATAACCAATTAAAGGTTAAGTTCTTTGGATATGATCGTATGGGAGACTATCGAGTAAAAGATCTTGTTAAAACTTTAGATGCCAATTTTGATTGGCCATTGCTTGATGTTGCGCAAAGAACGTCTGAAATTGGAGATCCAACAAAATTCCTACAGGAAAGATTCGCCGATAGTTCAATTTCTTCATTAGCAGATCCTGTTCTAAAAAAGGCGCTCCTCAATGCTGAAACTTATGAGGACAAAATTGGTATGCAAGTGGACAAGCTTAAAGCAACATACAAGATTGACGTAGTTGATGCTTTGATTGATGCAATATATCAAGCAATGTATCATTTCAAGGATTACGGCCCACTTGAAGATAGATCTGGTTCAGTAATTGATCGGTTAACAGATAAGGAAGCGTTAGAGTGGTACAACAATCCAGAATCCGGTCTGTTAGGAGATGATATTGATGATTTTTAAACAACTTTTTGCTGCCATTTGGCATTACTTTGATGTGCTGTGTTTCATTCTAGGCATGATTGCTGGAGTGTATGCAGCCTTTTTATTTGGGCAGGCCCAGGGTGCCCTGGCAATTGCGGTAGCTTTGTTCTTAGTTGGCTGGCTTTCTGAAGCCGTTGCAGCTGGTCAAAAAGGAGATGATTAACAATGCCATTTTTTAAACCGCCGACGACGATTAATAATTCGATTGGTATTCAAAGTGTACCGGTTGAAGATGATAACGTTGTTAACTTTCTAACGCCAACTGGTAGTCATGAGTATGTTAGTGCTAACGATGCTTTGAAAAATTCAGATATTTATTCAGCGGTTAACCAAATATCTGGAGACTTGGCCACTGTTCAATTAATGGCTAATATGCCACGAGCACAAGGAATTTTAAACAATCCTAGTACGACCGCTAACGGGCACACGTTTTGGCAGTCTATGTATTCACAATTGTTATTGGGTGGCGAATGTTTCGCGTACCGTTGGCGTAATCCCAATGGCTTAGATCTACGTTGGGAATATCTACGGCCAAGCCAAGTGCAAACTTATTTATTAGATGACGGCAGTGGCTTAACCTATACGGTTACTTTCGATGAGCCACAATTAGGTGTCTTACAATATGTACCACAGTCTGACATGATTCACATTCGCTGGGCTAGTACCGATGGCGGCAAGACAGGCAACAGTCCGTTAAAAGCATTATCGAATGAGATTCAAATTAAAAATTCGTCAAACGATTTAACATTAGCCGCATTGGCGCGATCAATCAGTGCTCCGGGTGTTTTAACAGCTAAAAAAGGTGGTGGCTTACTAACAACCAAAATGAAAATAAGCCGTTCAAGAGAATTTATTCGTCAGGTTAATCATTCAAACGGCGGGCCAGTTGTTCTTGATGATTTGGAAGAGTATACACCATTAGAAATGAAAGCCGATGTTACCAAGCTGTTAAGCCAAACAGATTGGACGAGTAAGCAAATTGCTAAAGTTTTCGGCATTCCTGATAGCTATTTGAATGGCCAAGGCGACCAACAAAGTAATATTGACCAAATCAAAGGCATGTACACCAATGCCCTTAATCGCTATTTACAGGCGATTTTAGCTGAGCTGGATAATAAGCTTAATGCTAAGATTACGGCCAATATACGGACTGCTGTAGACCCATTGGGAGACTCATTTGCAGCCACCCTATCAGGGCTAGCTAAAGATGGCACAATTGCTAATAATCAAGCAACTTGGGTTTTACAACAAACAGGCTATTTCCCAGATGAAATGCCTGCAGCTGAAAAGTCAACAACACAACAAGTTGTGATTCAATCAGGAAAAGGAGGTGATAATGATGACAAAGAAAGTGATGATTAAAGGCGATATTGTTGATGATCAAACAGCCGGTTTTTATCAGTTCTTTGGAATGCCAGCAGTATCACCTTCGGGTGTTGCTGACATTTTAAATGATGACAGTGGCAACACTGACGATGACGACAGTGATGATGAAGCACTTGAAGTTGACATTGCTTCCAATGGTGGCGATGTTTTTGCGGCTAGTGAGATTTACACTATGCTAAAAAATTATGCTGGCAATGTAACAGTTAATATTCAAGGCTTAGCCGCTAGTGCGGCAAGCGTGGTTGCTATGGCTGGCGATCACATCAACATTTCACCAACTGCTCAGATTATGATCCATAAGGCTTGGTCACAACCAGCTGGTAATGCTGACGATCTGGAGCATGAAGCCAGTATTTTAAATGGCATTGATCAATCAATTGCCAGTGCTTATGAAGCTAAAACTGGCATGGAGCAAGCTGACTTGCTACAGCTAATGGCAAATGAAACATGGTTAACAGCCAGTGATGCCGTTGATAAAGGCTTCGCTGATGAAATTATGTTTGCTAATGATCAACAATTGCAACCGGTGAACGCTATTTCACACATTCCACCTAAATCTGCAGTTAATAAGCTGCTGAATCTCATTTACAAGGCGGATAAGGATAAAACTAAGCCGTCTAAAGAAGAAAATACTACTAATAGTCAATCTGCTGAATTACGAAACAGCAAATTGGCTATTTTATTTGGAAAAAATCAAAAGGAGGCCAACTAATGGCTAATATTAACACGATGAATGATGCTTGGATTGCCCAAGGGCAAAAGGTGTCAGACTTGAACGACAAGCTAAATGCTGCTGTCCTTGACGACAGCTTTGATCAAGAAAAATTTAAAGCAATGAAACAAGATCGCGACAATGCGGTTGCCCGGCGTGATGCTTTGCATGAGCAATTGGAAGAAGAACGCAAGGCTCAAGAAATTGCCAATATGGATGATAAGGACAAGACCCGACTTGATGATGACGAAGAAGACATCAAAGCTAAGTTCATCAAGAACTTCCAAGGCATGATTAAAGGTGACCCGAAAGTTATGAACTTGGTAACCTCCTCTACCGACGAAGCTGGCAATGCAATTGGTTTGACTCTTCCTCAAGATATTCAAACAGCCATTAACACATTGGTTCGCCAGTACGATTCATTACAACAGTATGTTAATCGGGAAGCCGTTACGACACAAACGGGTTCACGTGTGTGGGAAAAATGGACCGACGTTACTCCGTTGGCTGATTTAGATGATGAAACGGCCACTATTGGCGACAACGATGACCCACGGTTGTCCATTATCAAGTACACAATTCATCGGTATTCTGGCATTACCACGGCTACTAATTCGTTGCTAAAAGATACTGCTGATAATATTCTAGCTTGGTTATCACAATGGATTGCCAAGAAGGTTGTCGTTACCCGCAACGCTAAGATCATCGAAGCTATGAACAACGCGCCAAAGAAGCCAACCTTAGCTAAGTTTGATGACATCATTGATATGATCAACACGGCTGTTGACCCAGCAATTAAGTCAACATCGTTCTTGTTGACGAACACGTCAGGATGCAATGAGTTATGCAAGGTTAAGGACGCTATGGGGAATTACCTATTGCAACCAGATCCAACCCAGCCGGACCGCATGATTGTCCGCGGTAAGCGAGTGGTTATGATTGCTGACAAGTGGTTACCAAATGCTGGGACAGCAGCGGCACCAGTTTACCCATTGTATTATGGTGACTTATCCCAAGCGGTTACTTTATTTGACCGAGAAAATGCGTCATTGTTAACGACTAATATCGGAGCTGGTGCCTTTGAAAAGGATCAAACTAAGATTCGTGTGATTGATCGTTTTGATGTTGAAGCTACTGATACGGAAGCCTTTGTTGCAGGTTCGTTCAGTAAAATTGCTGACCAAACGGCTAACTTTGCGGCGAGTGCTGCTACAACGACTGACGGGAAGTAACTAGTCAGCTATGTCGCCAATAAATACACAGTACAGTGACAATCTGGGCGGCTAAGTAAGGATGTGATTTAAGTGGCAGCCGATTTAGAAACATTGAAATCATCTTTGCGAATTGATAGCAATGATGATGACGATCTGCTAAAGGGCTATTTGTCTGCAGCTATTAGCTACATTAAACAAGCCATCGGGGACGACAATAGTGTTCTAGGGTTCTATGAAATGGTAGGCGTGAAGGACTTGTTTGAAACGGCTGTTTATGCCTTAGCTGGTTCATATTGGACTTATCGAACATCGATTACAGCCATCGCTGTTAATCCAGTTGATCTGGTCGTGGACTCAATCATTGGTCAACTCAGAGGGTTGTACAGTCAAAAGCAATATGAGGTGGGGACAAATGACGAAAGCAATTAATCCTGCACGAATGAATTTTAGGTTGGAGTTTGGAACTCAGGCAGCTACTGGAAAAGTTAACCCTAATACGGGTAATCCTATTACTGATTTTGTCCCTCAATTCAGTTTGTACGCCGGCGAATGGTCATTGTCGTTTCAGCAAAAGTTAGCGTTAAATGGCGACACCTCACAACAGAATGCTGTTTACTTTGTGCGCCATAATCTAAAAATAGCTACCGGCATGCAATTACGACGCAATCATCAGGATGTTTACCAGATTGATGATGTGGCCTACGATGATGGTTTACCACCGGATGGTTTTGACCTCATAACTTGTCATAAGGTGGTGATTGGGCGTGGCGAATGAGATTAAACATGCAGACTCATTTGAACATATTTTAGATACTATGGCGGAGGGCTTTGGACGCGAAGAGAAGCTTAAAGCTAATGCAGCTGGAGCAGATCAGTTCATTAAAATTATGAAGCCTAAGATTCCTGTAGGAAAACTACGCAAGGTACATGGTCATGCTGAAAAAGTACATCTACGTGATTCATTAATTGCTGTAGATCATCCTAATGGCTCGGTTAACGTTGGCTTTACAGCCAAAGGTGAAAAAGGGTACATTGCACGTTTTCAAAATGATGGCTGGGACGTTGTTGACCGTAATGGTTCCAAACACAGCCATGTTTCCGGGAAACACTTTTGGGAGACTACTCAGCGTGAAGCAAAAGGCCAAGTTGGCAAGGCAGTTGTTGAACGATTAAAGACTGCTATGGACAAGAAGGTGGGCAAGTGACGCCGGCAGCTTTTATTAAAAGCATAATTGTTGCAAATATTAATGAAATACCAGAACTAGCTGTGGAACATATCCATAGCTTTTTTATTCCAATTAACGATACTTCAACTGACGAGCCTATTGTAGTAATCAGCGGGTTACCTGAACGTAGTCAAGATTATGGCAATGGGATTCCATTCCAATCAACGAAGCAAGTCCAGATACAGCTCTATTATCCTAAAGATTACTTGGGCGATATGGATGCGATCGAATCCGGGTTAAAACAAGTGCTATTGACCAATGATATTCGTTGTTATAGCGATGCTGGCCAGACATTAACACCAGATTCAGAAAGTATCACGAACACTTTGAAATTTAATTATATAAAGGAGGCCATTTAAATGGCAACATTAGGTTTAAACATGTTATACACCGGTATTAAAGCCGATGACGGGTCAACGGTTATTGATGCAGATAAGGGGTTGTCGGCCGCTGGGGTATACCCCATTGATACTAGCAAAGCAAACGGTAACTTGGGTACTAAGACTGCTAACATTACCGGGCTATCTGGGACGGTATCTAAGATTACTGGCAACAATGAAGTTGTGGATGTTTCTAATCCACCTTCGGCACCATCAGTCGCGATTGATTCGAACGAAATCAACTTTATTGTTAAACAAAAGCTATTGGGACGGGTATCAGATGGCAAGGGCGGTTACTCTGATACTGACAAGCCGGTTGAAGCTGGTCTGATTATTGAATCTCGTTCTCCTATCTTTCGAACCGCGATTTATTATTGCTTTGGTCGTGGAATCTTTAATGAAGCTGGTCAGAACATTCAAACAAACACTGATACGGCTGAAACTCGCGACGATGATAACTTGACATTTACCGCCTTGAACTATGATGGCTTCGGTGGCCAACCGTACAAGGTATATGCTGAGTCAGATCCTAAATTTGATAAGCAAGCGATGTTTGACGCTGTATTTCCTGGACAAACGTTTTATAAAAACGCGAGTAACGGCACCAGTGGTCAATAAAGCTACAACTGACACAGGCTCACAGACTAGTAAAACTGAAAGTGACTCATCTGCGCCAACCAGTAATAAATGATAATTATGGTCGCCTAAAATAAATCCACAATACCGCTAGGGGCGGCTTTTAAACATGCTGAGAAGCGCATTCTAAGCACGGGTTCACAATAAATGATAATAAACAATACACAAAGGGGCATATAAATAATGGCAAAATCAGTTAAATTTGATGGCAAGAAAATTGGGACGGGCACGCAGTATACGTTGATTGATAGTGGTCAAAATGTTGAAAAAATGGCCGAAGCATATAAGAAGTTCATCAAGACTACTGAAGAAACTGAGGATAGTATTACAGGTGTAGTCGAATTAACACCTAAGCTTGCAAAGGTTGTGGCTGAAACGACCTGTGATTTATTGGAACTAAATGCTTCGCAAAAGAAACGTGTCATGTCCATGGAATTTTCGGTTAGCGACGAATACGACTTCTTTAATGACTGTTTAAAACAATTCTTGGGAGTAGAATTACCATCTGTAGGCAACAGCAGCGATCAGGAAGAGGAAGAAGACCCAAAATTGCCAAAGCCAGAATGATTTGGCAACTTGATAATTTTATTCAGGATATCGATTACATCGCTAATCAATTGATTTCACAAGGCATATTGCCTAGTGACTTTTATCAAAGCTCATTTAGTGAAATGCAAACAGCATTGAATGCCAAGTCACGTAAAGACCGTGTTCAAGATCCGCTCGAATTAGCACGTCAAATCGGTGCGTTGTAAAGGAGGCAAAGTATGGCAACAGAGAAAATTCAAGGCTACGAATTCGCAATTAACATGGACGATGGTGGCATGACTCGCACGTTGCGAGAAATAAAGAATGAAGCAAAATTACTAAAATCTGGTATGCAAGCTAACTTTGCTGAAATCCGTTCGGGTGAAGGTATTATGGCGGCTTATGCGGGTAAAGTCAAAGATGCTGGCCGAGCTATTGAAGCACAACGATTAGTAATTGAGCGTCTCAAAAGCGAGCAAAACGGATTAGACCAAACCACTCAAAAAGGCCGAGAAGCTTATGTTAAATATGAAAATCAGATTAACGCTGCCAAGCGCTCAATCGCCAGTTTAGAGGGGCAACAAGAACGAGCGCAGAAGTCACTTGATCTGCAAAAAAGTGGTGTCTTACAATTAAAAGATACAACCGAAATATCAGCCAAAGTAACAGACTCATATGTAGCTAAACTAAAAGCCGAAGGCCACGAGTTTGAAGCCAACAAAGTTAAGGCTAGCGGGTTACATCAGTCTTATAATGAGCTTAACAAGCAGTTAGAGGCTGAGCAAAACAGACTGAATAAGATTGCGAGTGCTAGTGGTAACAGTTCTAAAGAGTTCAAAGAACAACAGATTAGGGTGAACGAATTAGGCACTAAAATTGCCCAAACTCGGACTAAGATGCGAGAGCTTGATGAGCAATTAAGCAAAAAGCCACAGTCAGGATTAACGTCAGTCATTAGCCAGCTAAATAGAGTAAACGAGCACGTAGATAAGGCCAATCATTTATTTGGCAAAATTCTGGGTGCTCATTTAGTTGCTAATGGTATTACGAGCGCTTTTCAATCAATCACTTCACATATTCACGAAGCTATTAGTGCCGGTATGGAATACGAAAAAGAGCAACAAAAGATGACGGCTACCTGGTTGACTTTAACTGGTACGGTTGGAAAATCTAACGCAATGGTTAAAACAATCAACGACTTGTCTGTTCAGACTGGTCAAGCTGTAGATGTTGTAAATGAATTAGAGCAAGGTTTTTATCACTTACATTCCAATAAAAAAGAATCAGATGAACTAACCAAATCCATGCTGAACATGTCTGACGCTGTTGGTTTAGATAGCCAACAAATTCAGGCGGTTACCCAAGATATGGTCAATGGCTTATCACGTGGTAAAGCTAATGCTGGTATGCTGAACCAAATCAGTCAATACTTCCCGATGTTCCGTGAACAGTTAGCTAAGTATGAATCTGGATTAAAAAAGACGGGTGATACGGCTGCTTCAACAGGCAAAGGCGCTGCTAAAGCCGTAAGTGCTTATAACAAAAAAATGACCTTGATGTTTGAAGGAATGCATTATGGAACAAATAATAGCTTATCTGACCTAGAAAAATATCGTCAAAAAGGTATTATCAGTGCCCAGCAATTTACAGTTTTTAGCAAGCAAATTGCAAGTGGGCACAAAGTGACTAATGCAGAAATTAAGCAAGCTATTAAGGTTAACTCGCAATATGCTGCTCAACAAGAGGCAAACGCCCAAAAGACTCACGAAAGTAGTAAGGTAACAGTTGCTGATTTGAATGAGATGGCTAAAGAAGGAAAAATATCTGCTAAAGATATTGAAAATACGTTTAATCAACTTGGATCCGGAAAATACGATAAAGCCGCCGACAACATGTTACATACGATGGTTGGTATGGAACGTACGATCAAAGCGCGTGTTCCAGCTTTAATCGGTGACATTGAAAAGCCAATTTTAACCGCTCAAAATCCAATCTATGGTGCAGTTTCAAAATGGGTATCTGACAAACGGACTGACAAGGAGTTTAATAAGGTCGGTGTGGCGGCAGAAAAGGGTATTAGCACGATTACTAAAGCTTTTGCTAAAGCCTTTGATGTCAAGTCAGCACCAAAAGCAATGAATGATGCAATGGATAACTTGGCCAAGGGTGTCACCAAAGCTTCTGACTCCATTGCCAAAAATGCTCCGGAAATTGTTAATTTCTTCAAAACTGTCAAAAACTTGGGTGGTCTGGGCTTTGAAACGTTAATTGAATCGCTTAAAATAACCAATGCACTTTTAAAGCCATTACTCAGTATGGTTGGTGGGCACACAGAAACCATTGCAAAATTTGGAGCAGCATGGTGGTTAACAAGTAAAGCCGTCAAAGAGACTAGTTCAGTTCTGTCAACTTTTAAAAAAATCAGTGATACTGTTAGCTGGGCTGAAAAAGTTCTAGGGATTAAACAAGAAACTAAGGCTTTAGAAGAACAAAACGCGGTTCTTAAAACTAATGCTGAACTAAGTGCGGCCAGTGAAGAAAATATTGGAACTGGTTATCGGAGAGTTAAAGGTAGAAAGGTTGGGAATATAGACGCTGATTTAAGCTCTATATCAGTTGAAGCGGAAAACACTGAAAAAATTGCTAAAAGCAGTAAATGGTCATTGCTAGGAAGAACAATTGGTACAAGGATTATCAATGGTGCTGGATTAGCCATGACTGCTTGGGACGCTGGTAGTAGCATTGCGAAAGCAGTTAGCTCCGGTAAGGCGTCTGATAAATATAAAGCAACTGGTAAAACAGCTGGAACACTTATCGGGGGTGGCATTGGTGCAGCCCTTGGAAGTGTTATCCCGGGAGCAGGAACAGCTGCGGGAGCAATGTTAGGAGCAAGCATTGGTGATGGTGTTGGTGGTACTAAAACTGCAAATACGATTGTTAAAAGAATTAGTGATGCGCTAAAAGGGAAGAGCATTGAAGCTCCCAAGATTAAGACAGAGTCCACTAAGCGCTCACTGAGTGATCTAGGTAAGGCGTACAGTTCTTATTATTCTAAAAAGCAGAAGCAAGATTTAAATGATGTGAACGTACTTCATAAAGCGGGTATGCTAACCGATGCGGAGTATAAAAAGCAATTAGCTTCAATTAAAAAGAATGATAGTGAGACAAATCGTTTTGAAAAAATGTCAGCTTCTGATCGCAACGCTATTGCGAAGTATTATGCGCAGCAAAAAGCAAGTATTATTAGTAAATGGAATGCTAGAGAGAGAAAAACTAGTTCTAGCTGGGATGCTAAAATAGCATCTGACGAACGACGGTTTGGTGCCAACTCGATTATTGTTCAGAAAGACATGTCTAAAAAGAAAGCAGCTATTCAGGCTGAAGAAAACAAAAAGTCAGCCGCTCTTGATAAACTCCGGATTAAAAGCGCAACGGAAACTACTGCACAAGAAGCCCGTTTACACACAACTTTAACGGGAAAGATAAAGTCAGCTGCTAATAAGCAGAATGATATTTTGAGAAATCTTGCCAAGAGCAAGGGGAAAATCACTCGTGAACAAGCAAATGATGCTATTTCACAGTCGAATAAAGAGTACAAAAAGACAGTCTCACTGGCAGACCAAGAATACAAAGATCGTGTTTCTGCGGCTGAAAAGCAACACAATAAGGTTATAAAAGCAGCTGAAAGACAAGCTAGAGAGGCAATCAGTCAAGCAAAGAGCCAGTATAGTAAAACAGTTGATGCTGCTAAAAATCAATATTCTGGTAATTCTAAGTATGCCGAGAAGCAACGTGCAGCTATTATTAGTAAAGCTAAGGACCAAAAACAAAAGTCAATTGACAACGCTTTAGAGCAGGAGAACAAAACTGAACAACATGCGGATCGTCAGTACAAGCACACTACTGATGACGCAGATAAGCAAAGATCACAAGTTGTTAAACATGCTAAGGATCAAAACAGTTCGGTAGTTGATCAGGCCAAGTCACAGTCAAAAGGTGTTTTGGGGCATGCTGTTAAGCAAGCCAATGGCTCCATGAAAGCTGCCGATAAGCAAGGCTCCGGTATTCATAGTATTTGGAAAAACATTACTAGTTTCTTTAGTAATCTAGTTAAAGGATTTGGTATTAAACCAATCAATGTTGGCGCTTATCCATCAGGTTATACTCCAGTATCGATGGGAGCTTATGCTTCTGGTGGTATTGTTGGCACTGCTAGAGCTTTAGTTGGCGAAGGCGGTGTCGAGGCTAAAATTGATAGAGACAATGGAAAAGTGTCATTTCTAGGTATGAATGGTGCTGAAGTGGTTAATGTTAAACCTGGTGATCAGATTCTTAATGCTGGTGATACTGCTAAGCTTTTTAGCGGCGGCCTAGGACATACGCTTCCTGGCTATGCTAAAGGCACTATTGATATCGCGTCGTTTTTAAAGAAAATTAAGAACGGTGCTACTTCTATCTTCGACAACGTTAGTGATAAAGCAATGGACGCATTATCTAAGATAACTCACCCATTGAAAACTTTAAAGTCAATGGCTTTAAAGACATTTGATCCAACCAAAACTCCAGGAGTCGGTTCAATCGGCCATGATTTAGGCAAAGGAATAGTTGACCGAGCCTTAAAGGGATTTGCAAAAGCTATTTCTGATTTAGCTGACAACTTCGGTGGAGGAGTTGGCAACATTAAGCTGTCCGGTAGTGTTGCTTCCCGTGCACGAGAATTGGCTAGAGCATTTAAACATGGCTATCCCGCTTCAAATAATGGTGGTATTGCCGGTGTTCTAGGGAACTGGGTTATCGAATCAAACTTGACCCCTACTGCCATTGATCCACTTGATCATGGTACTGGGTTGGGACAATGGACGTTCACTCGTGAAACAGCATTAAGAAGCTGGCTTAGAAAACATGGATATGCATGGGACTCAGCTGCTGGTCAAATTAATTACGCTCTTAACGAGCCCGGTGAGAGTAGTTTGTTAAAATCTGTTCTACGTATGACCAATCCAACAGAAGCCGCATATAAATTCTTTGCAACGTGGGAATCAGGCGGTGCTATGAACGGCACCGGTGGGCTTCGTGAAAGTCAGGCGTCAGCTGTTTATCGCTATATTAAAGGATTTGAGAATGGTGGTTTCGGGAACAAAGCGGGCGTTTACAAATTGTTTGAAGGCAACTTGCCAGAAGCCATAGTTCCGATGGACTTATCTAAGCGTTCACGGGCTTACCAAATTATGCAACAGATAATGGCTAAGTTCGGAGCTCAAGATGGTACTAATGTGATGAATACCGGTAACGACCAGATTGATTACAACGAAGCATTCAAACGGCAGGTTATAGCTTCACTAGATGCTTTGGTAGCTGGCCAAGGAGATGTTAAAGCAGTTGTTGCCAACTCTGACGTGGTTAATGCGGTCAAGTCAAACACCAAGAAGACGTCACAATATAGTCAGATGATGGGGTATTAGTATTAATATATTGAAGAGCCTTAGAAAGCTCTTTTTTTACATAGTTAAAATTAAACAAGGATGGCGATATAATTGTCTGTTTTGAATAAAAATGATTTTGAATATGCTGGCTTAAATAGCCGCGATGATTTGCAAGCCATTATGGGAGCAGTAACACTGCCAACTGCACCAGCCATGGCCGAGCAAGCAACCGATATCCCCGCCATGTATGGTAATCAATTTAATGGTATGGACTATACTAGTCGGACAATCAGTATTCCAATAACTATTATCGCTCGTGGCAGTCAGGACAAATACAATCAGATTATGCATAATTTGAGTGGCTTATTGCTAAGTGATGATCCAAGTGATAATGGTAAAGAGTACCCACTAGTCTTTGGCTTTGAACCCAAAGTGACTTACTGGGGGCATATTACTGCGATTAGCGATCCACAGTTCATTAACCAGGGGGCGTGGGACGCTACACTAACGATTACCTTTGTGCAATCTGACCCACGGGCAACCTTACCACAGGTTGAAAAGCCTTTAAATAATGGCTTAAATACAATCACTGTTGATGGTACCGCTAGAACAGAGCCAGTTATTCAGGTCATACCTAAACGAGATTTAAAGTATATTGGCTTTAGTTTAAATGGCGGTCAGTTCGGTTTAGGCCCAGAGTCATCGGGAGATCAAGCAACTGCAACTCAGCCTTATACTAAAGTTGTTGATGACCCGCTAGGAACTATGGCAATGTGGACAAATGATGCCAACGCAATTAGTAATATGAAGACTGGTGAAACGTACACGTATCAAGGCCACAGTGAAATTAAGACTGCGACCAATGTAATGCGACCGGCTGTAACTAGCGCTGGATATGACTTTGGTACAATCCCCACAACCGGGGAAGACCGCTGGTATGGCCCCGCCTATCGTTATACTGGCATGACAAACTCACTGACTGACTGGCGAGTACGAACGGGTATCCATCAATTTAAATATAGTGGTACCCATAATGGTCGCGCGATGGGGCGTGTTGAAGTCTTGCTATTAGACCCTAACGGTAACACTATTGGACGCTTTGGCATGCGTGACATGGCCTATGGTGCTAAACCCATGGCTAGGCTTCAAATATGTGAGCCCGGCTCAACATTAGAATATGGCGATCACTATACTGACTTGTACTATGGCTCAGGGCCGGCAGGTTCTTTTACGAATAAGCCTGACCAGAAAATTCAAATCAAAACTGGCACGACAACCAAAACTGTCACTAAATATGGGCGTTCCAAAAGTGGAAAAGTAACTAAGAAAACCGTTAACGAAACCGTTGATACCTATACAACCGTGGTCAATAAAGAGGAGGACTCCGCGCTGGCAGGTGCTTGGCTAATGTTGGACATCACTAAACGAGGACAAGTATTTACCTGGAGTATCACCCAGTATTCGACCAAAACAGGCCAACCATTCCTGGACCCTAATATTCACATGTTAGTGCATGGAACCTATGTTGATACTCAAAATAAGTATCAGACAGCCTTGGGTGGGATTGGTTCTGTCTTCCTAAAGCACCCAATTACAGAAGATAATTATAAAATTGCCTATCGTAACCCCTTTATGTCAATGACTGACCTTCAAATATGGCAAGTCAATAAAGTTGACACAACAAAGCCAACTTATATTGCTGGCGCCGGTGAAGAAATTGTGATGGATTGTGAGTCAGATACGGTTACTGTAAATGGCAAGCTAGTTTCACCAGTTTGGTCAACCGATTTCCCTAAGTTAAAACCGGGCGTTAATGGCTTGTCGATGATTGGTGACCTAGATGACGCTCAAATGGCCTTGAAATATCTACCAAGAATACTATAGCAATACTAAAGGCTTCCCATTAAGGGTGGCCTTTTTACATAAATAAAACAAGGAGGCTAACAAATGGCATTAAATAACCAGTATTTAATCCTAGATTCTAATTTAAAGCGGATTGGAACACTTACGGTTGACGGAGCTACTAAGTTTTCCAATGATAGCGTCAAAATTCAACTAGCCGATGCTGATACGACCAGCACAAGTTATGACGATGATGTCAACATCGGAACTCAAGATAATTTTAACGGCACGATTAATCTAAATGCCCAGTCTAAGAAGTTCGACCATCAAGGCTCATTAGACGTGCTTCAAGGCCAGCCTGACTCAGATAAAGTGGTGGCTGGTAACAATCTTGCCTATTATGATGCCTTGTCGGGTCATTGGTATGTCATGCGTATATACAGCGTGGAAGAAAGCAATACAGCCGCTACTAAGCATGTTACAACGGCTAACTTTACTAATCTGTGCTTGTATACACTAGCTCATCATTACCCAGTGGCAATTACAGCTAGTGATAGTTCAATTCAGACGGCTTTTAACCAGTGTTTCAATGCCACCGGTTGGACGCTAGACTATCAGACCACTAATGTGATGACCCCGACAATTACCATTGATGGTAAAACAAAAGCTAGTACGTTAGTACAGACACTAATTCAGGCCTATAACGTTGAGATTGACCCTTACGTTGAGATTGACAGCCAAGGTAACATCACGAAAAAGGTGTGTGTCATTACCGACAAGCTTAATACTGATGTGGTCTACAACGAGGCAGTATTTGGTAAGAATATGACTAGTATTAAACGGACAACGGTATCAACACCCGTAACTAAGCTGATTGCTTATGGCGATAACGGCAATACAATGTCAGAAGTTAACGATGGCAAGCCTTACATTGTTGATGATGCCGCTAATCAAAAATATAACCCAGATTGGCAATCTGGTTTGTACTATGAAGCAGTCATTACGGCTAACTCAATTGAAGACCCTTCCGGAATTAAGGCTTGGGCCGAAGAAATGTTGCAATTATATAATCACCCGCGAACGTATTATGAGGTTAGTGTAACGTCTAAATTTAACCCGCCATTAGGTGCCACGATTAGATTTAAAGATGAGTTAATCAAGCCAGCATTAAATGCCAGTGGCCGAGTCATTCAACGGACAATTAGTTTTTCTAACCCTTATGGCAATACAGTTGGCTTTGGTGAATATGTCACGGTACCTGTTGCAACACCAGCATGGATGCAAGGTTATCAAAGTGCTATTAATAGCGCCATTGAAAAGGCAAGGGAGGACGCTAGCTCGGTTAAACCGGTTGCTTTAACTCCTGACGGCAACAACTTCACTGATACTGCGCAAACCAAACGGTTAATTTTACAGGCTTGGGAAGGTAACACCAATATTTCAGCCTATATTGATAACAAGGGATTTATTTGGCACCGCTATAATACTGACGGCACCCTTGATACTAGTTTCAATCAAACTGGCTATTTAGTACAAGCAGCATACAATTCCGTTGGCACACTGCACGGGACTATTGAGACTCGTTACATTCAAGATGAACCAGAGATTAAGTTAAAAACTAGTGCTATTCGTAGTTTGGGTAGTTTTAGCCCAGACGACAGTACACTAGGAATAACTGAGGCGGCACAATATATGTGTCCTTTGAGCAACGGTCAGTATATAACTAGCCGGGCGATTAATCAAAGTACAACCGGCGATACCATGTTTGTCTTACATGACACTAATTTTAAGCCAATTAGCAAGATGATTGTTTCGCATGGCGGGCATGGCTCTAGCTTTTCAATCGAAGAGGTAAGTGGTGCTATTTACATTTGGTCCGCAACCAAGCCTAATTTAAACGTTAACGAATATGCAGTTAGTCGCATACCCTACCTTGCTAATGTTACCCTAGGCAATGATGATGATAGAATCACACGTTTTTGCACTGTCGATCGTTATATAAGAGTCAGCGTTGATTTCAAACATGGGTACGTACTGTGTGGCTACGTGAATGGTAAACATGATGTGCTACGACTCGATGAGGTTAAACAAGGTAATTATGATGTGCTATATAGTTTTGATGTTGCCAACTATGGGTTCGACGAGAGCAAGCAAACCTACCAATCACAAGGCATTGACTTTCCTTATGTTTACTTTCACTCGGGTGATTACAACATGAAAGACCCTCGTATGGTGTACGCAGTTAATGTTGTTCATGGTGGGCAAGAATTTGCCTCTAACTATTTACTGGATATGAATTTAGGGTTAACCGATGATGTTATCGAACCTGAAACATGCAACATTATCTATAGTCAGACTAACCAGCCGGAACTATTGGTTACCTTCAATTGTAAATACCAAGGTGATTCTTTAGAACGTGTCTTTGTAATACCAATTAAGGAACGTTTGCCAATGAATACGATTAGCAATGATTAAGAAAGGAGGTTTATAAATGGCAGAATCTAATGCAACTCAGGTCATTCTAACCGATGATGGCATTAAGATTATCAATGCTCAAAATACGGCTGATAATGCGGCTAGCCAAGCAGGAAATGCTGATAGCGCTGCTTTAATTGCACAGTCTACAGCGAATGCCGCTAAATCAGCCGCAGATAGCAATTACAACTACGCCAATTCAGAAATAGCCGTCCAGTCTAATGCTACTGCTAAGGCTCAAAGTACAGCTGACAATGCGTTTAGCCAAGCTCAGGCAGTTGGTAGCCAAGCTAGTGCTGGGATAAGCAACAACTCTACAGCTACTGCTAAGGCTCAAAGTACAGCTGATAATGCGTTTAGCCAAGCGACTACAGCAATAGATAATGGTAAAGTAACTAGTCAAGCAGTGACAGACCTAAAAGACGGTTCCAAGCTAACGATCGCTGACCTAGAAAATGGACTAGCCACTAAGGTTGCTAACTCAGACTATGCTAGTTACAAGGTTCAGACAGCTAGCCAGATAGCGCAGAAAGTTGGCAATGGTACTTTCTCAGCCTATCAAACGACTACCGCTGACTTAATAGCCCAAAAGGTGGCTACTAGTGATTTTTCAGCCTATCAAGCTACAACCGCTAAGTCGATTGATAGTAAGGTGTCGTCTAACGACTTTAATACGTACAAGACACAGACTGCTGACTTGATTGATGACAAGGTTTCTAGTTCACAATATAGCTCTGACAAGACACAAACGGCTAGTCAAATAGCGGATAGGGTAAGTAATAGTGCTTTTTCAACTTATCAAACACAAACTGCTAGTCAGATAGCCCAGAAAGTTGATAATGGCACCTTCTCAGCTTACCAAACAACTACTGCTGACTTGATAGCCCAAAAGGTGGCTACTAGTGACTTCTCAGCCTACCAAGCTACAACTGCTAAGGAAATATCTAGCAAGGTTGAGTCTAGTGACTTCAAAACTTATCAAACACAAACTGCTGACATGATTGCTAGCAAGGTTTCTAAGAAAGACGCCAATAACGTCAATTTGATACCATATTCAAGCCACTTTACTACCCCACTTACTGGTTGGACGTTAATGGACTGGGGGGCAACTGACCGGAAACTATTAGTGACTACGCATAATTTCTATCAGAACGGCACCGGGGCACTGCTTTATTTAAATACAGCTCAAAATGGTACTGCTGCCGCTGGCTCAAATCGTTTTCCATTATCACCAAATACAACTTATACGTTCCAATTTAAAGCTTTTGCATCTTCTAATGTTGTCGGTGCAAACGTCTATTTGTTAACTAGGACTTATGGGTCTACTAATGATTACGATATCGTTCACGGACTGTTTACGAATTTGGTAACTTCTCCGTCACATATTGACCAGTATACGGTTACTTTCACAACTGGAGCTAATGATAACGAAGGCTATATTCGAGTTGACAACATCGGGTCTAATAATAGCGCTTCTTCTGGTTTATTCTTTACAGAGCTAAAACTAGAACTTGGTGGTGTGGCCACACCTTACGTATATGGTGGTCAAGACTCTATGATTTCTCAAATGTCTGATGATATTAACCTTAGAGTTACTAAAGATGGCTTGATTGACCAGATTAATATTCAGGCCGGTAATACCCTAATATCATCTAGTGGTCAACTAACGCTAGCTGCTGACACGATTTACTTTGATACTAAGAAGCCAGTTATAATTCCTAGCGCCAATATCACGGGGACACTAAATGGTAAAACGATCCATGACGGTAATGTCATTAATGATGTTAATAATACTGCGAAGTTTTATCCAACAACAATATCTAGTGACGGTCATATCTATACGACGGGGTTTAATTCTGCTGATGCTATGCAAACAGATTTATCAACCGGGGCATTAACAACAAAATATCGTGCCATCAACACAACAAGCTCAAATAATCAATATGAAGCGTATGACACCACGTTACAGGCTGATCAAATTGCATTATTCGCAGGACATACAAATGGGAAAGACATGTCATTCACACAGTCGGTTACTGGTGGCAATCAAGATGGATATGTATTAATAAGCCCACTTAACGGTATGACACTGCATGGTGATAATCAACAAATCACCTTTAATGGTACTTCTGCTGATGTTACACCGAAGGGTATAATTATTACGCCCTACGGCAATATCAACCCTAATGGCACACAGAATATCTGGTATGTCGGTAATGGTCCAACTATGAAGACAGCCAGCTTTGGTATTGATGGCTCGGGTGCTAATAACATTCAATTTAATCGTTCTTTAGATATTGGCAACTTCAACATAAATACCTATCACACGATTACCAGTTCCGACAACCGCCCGATTCATTTTAACCGTGCCAATGGTAGCTCTGTTGATATATTCGCTGCTACGGTTAACTATACTAGCTTAGTTAAATCGTCCCTATTAAGCGTCAAGAAGGACGTTAAAAAGGCTGACACAGCTTATTGGGCGCAGCTAGTTAACTCAATTGATTTAGCCACTTATCAGTACAAAACAGACGATAATACCAGTCATTTGCGGCTGTCTAGCATTGTTGACGACGTTAATGTAACAAAACAGTGGCAATTGCCAGACGTATTTATTAGTCGTGATGAAAACGGCAAGCTAAGTGGGGTGGATGATAGTGTGCTTTTAAATGCCACCCTAGCCACGGTACAGGAACAACAGAAGCAAATTGACCAACTAAACGGTCACAACATGGAATTGGAAGCTAGACTAAACAAATTGGAGGCCAAATTAAATGGATAGCATTTTGATTACAAATTACAAACCAGATTACACGAACAACATTATGACCATTAGCGTTCAGATTAACACGCTGGGTATCAGTTCACAGGTCAGTATTACCATGGATGAATTTAACACTGCCATTGCTGGAGGTGCTGGTGGCATTGATAGCGTTAAGTTAAAAGTATTAAATACTCTGATTGATAGCCTGACTGCTTTAAAGCCAGTTACCACGACTACGACAACCACTACCACACAGGAGGCTTAAATTATGAATATCGATGCACAGGCCTTAATTAACAAGATGACGAGTAACTATGCCCAAGCAATTGCCGTTAAAGATCAGCAATTAGCGATGGCACAAGTTCAAATTGACCAGCTCAATGCCAAGTTGGCCGAGAAGGAGGCACCTAAAGATGGCGAAGACGCTTAGTTTTACCGATACTTCACCACAAACGGTTAAAATTGGCGATACCACCACTAGCTTTACGTTAATTTGTGGCGATGATAATGTGGCCACTGACTTAACTAATGTTACTTCAATTACCGTTAAACTGGGCAATACTAGTGGCTATCTTAAATCGGCCACAGTTGACCCGACTAGTTTAACTGACCCAACGACTGGACAAGTTACCGTTACCTTTAATGCTGACTTGATGACTAGTTTACCAGCTGGTAGCTATGCCATTGAAGTATGGGTGGTTGATAGTACCGGGACGTCAATCTACCCTAGTGATGGGTCAACTGGTTTTACCATTACTAATAACATTCAAAGTACCAATGGTAGCACGATTACCACGATTACTTTTGATGACTTTGTCAATAAATTTAATACTATTGCGGCCAACGCACTACCGGGAACAACTGACACTACTAACTTTCAGAAACGAAAAATTACTAACGATAACGGAAGTTATATTTTGAGCATTCCTAATGCAACTGGCGTTGATGTGACGAATAAATTACTTTCTTTACCAAGTGGTTTATACACCTGTTATATTCAGACCGGCGCAACAAACAACCCAAGTAACGATTCGCTAAGAGGGATTGTTTGGATTACTTCTGGTTATGGTGGTGGCATTTTTGGCACAAACACCACTGGCGGGTATAGCTCCTACCAATTGTTTATAGAGGGGACATCATTAACATGGAAGAAGCTAACCGCAACAGCAAACTAAATTAGGAGGTAGACAATTGAATAAACACAAGTTAAAGGCACTCATCTTAATGATGGGCGCCATTTTTATGGCCTTTTTAATGGTCAATGTTACCAGTCAGGCTTCAACTAGCCGGGAACAGGGGGTTGATTGGTCTAAGTATAACGGTAATAGTGGGACATTCGGCTATAGCACCGATAAGTTTGTATTCTCACAAGCAGGTGGCTTCTATGGTGGGACTAATATCCCTCAGACCACTTATGCCAGTCAAGTTAAATCGGCTCAACAGGCTGGTAAACGGGTACACACCTATTTGTGGGATGGTGTTGGTGGCAATATGACCAATGCCAAGGCGATGATGGCCTATTACTTGCCACGTGTTAGGACGCCCAAGGGCAGCATTGTGGCGTTGGACTATGAGGACGGTGCTTCTAATAGCGTGACAGCCAATACTAATGTCATTCTAGCTCAGATGAAGCTGATTAAAGACGCTGGCTATACGCCGATGCTGTATTCCGGTAAAGCTTACCTCAATTATCATGTTAATGTGAGCTTGATTTTGAAGGCATACGGTAGTTGTTTATGGGTACCTGAATATCCGGATTATCTGGTTAGAACTAGCCCTGATTATAACTACTTCCCATCAATGGACGGGGTGGCTATCTTTCAGTTTACTTCAATGTATAAAGCAGGCGGATTAGACGGCAATGTCGATTTAACAGGGATCACTAAATCAGGCTATACGACTGCTAGTAAGAAACAAGCTCAAACCAACGTTAAGCAGGCTCAGGCAGCTAAGAAGGCCAACTTTAAGGTCGTTAAATACAACCAGCGAGGGGTGTTCTATCCTAATCGGACACTAGCTGTTCGTTACACGGATTCAGATAAGGTAAGCCAAGTAGCCACCTATTACAAGGGTGAAAGTGTGACTTACAATGCGGTCATTATTGAACACGACTATGTATGGGCACGCTACACTCGTTCAAATGGCCTATACGCCTTCATCAAGTTAGGCGTCACTAATGGTCATGACTACGGGAAGCGAGTTACTGGTCAGCTGGTTAGTCATACGTATTACACAGTCAAGTCCGGTGACAGCTGGTGGACAATTGCACAACGCAACGGCCTGAGCATGACTACACTAGCTAGCCAGAATGGAAAGTCAATTTATACTACTATCTATCCTGGCCAGCGATTGGTGGTGCGGTAATGGCACAATACGACGATACAACCAAGTTATTAATGGATATTCAAAAGGATGTGGCCGCCACCAAAACAAAAGTTGAGAACATCGAAGAAAAATTGAATCAAGTTGACGATATTGGCGACAAAGCGGACAAGGCACTGGCCAAGTCCATCGAAGCTAGCCATCAAATTGACCGTGTGACAACCATTCAAAATTGGTTGATCGGTGTCTTGGTTAGTGGCGTGCTCGTCACGTTAGTTATTTACATCGCAGAAAAGTTCCTTTAGGAGGGAAAAACAATGACAAAATTTTTAAATGTAATTCAGGCAACACTCAAAGCTAACTACAAGAAGCCTGCTTATTGGGCCCAGATTATCGGGTCCGTGTTGATTATTGGCTTAGCTGTCGCAACGGTCTTCTTTGGTGTCAAGATTGACGCTAATGCAGTTGTATTAGTGATTACCGCCGTGGGGGCAATCCTAGCCTTTGTCGGGGTAATTACGGATAATTCTATTTTGGAAGATACCGGCAACACGATCAAGACCAAGTCGAGCACGTTAGCTTATACGGAACAAACGGTCGTGGAAGCTTTGGCGGAAGCTCAAGCTAAGATTGAAGCAGCTAACTCAGCGGCGGCTAGTCAAGCCGAAGCCCAAGCATCACAGGCAGTAGTGGCGGCTTACAGTCAAGCAGCTAGTGCGGCGGCAGTTGGTGACACGGCCACGGCTAGTTCAGCAGCCACTTTAGCGTCATCGCTAGCGGCTAATTTGGATACCAATGCGCAACCAAATGCCGAAACGACGTCAGAATCCGCCTCACAAGCAAGCTAAAAGTAGTATAATAATCGTGAACTGTTCTAGTCCCCCATGCTTCGGTGTGGGGGATCCTTTTATTAACAGAAACATACAAAAAGAACCAGCCAAGGCTGGTTCAAGGTTTAAATAAATAAAATGGGTGTTCTGCTCCCTAGGAATTAAGAAGGGAACAATAATGATTATACCTCAAAGTGGATAAATATCACAAGGAGTTATTAATATGTTTGTATAGACTACTTTCGGTATTGTAATATAAACTGACAAGCGTTATTATGTCCTTTGTCCTGTTATTAGTATCATGGCTTTCGAATTCCTCCAAGATTGTCAGCTAATGATGCCAGAGGTGATGAGGATAATCTTCTGCTTTGATGGGCGGAAGATTTTTTTATATTACTTACCCGTGTATTTGGTTAGTGCGATTTTAGTTTTAGCATAATTAGTTGTCAATATAGCTAATGAGACAACTACTAGGGTTTACAGAGTAGTAAGCAATAAGTATAATAATATCTGTCTCTAGATGATAGTTATAACTTGATTAATTCCCCTGCGCTTCGGCGTGGGGGATTTTTTATGTATTACCCGCCTAGGTGTAAGTGTGCTTTTTTGATTGATCCTAAAACCCTTATGGAATAAGGTGTCAAGGCACGTTTAAATATTTTTGGTGCACTTTTAAGTGCAAAAAATCAGCATAATTTAGTATTTTTTAGCAAGAGTGCACCAAAAAGTGCACCATTATATCTATTTATACAGCTTTAAAGCGATTATGAAAAACAAAAAACGCCGTCAACTCAACGATTGACGACGCTCAAAGTTGGTACAGATAATCAATTTAAGGAGAGTACAGGATTTGAACCTGCGCGCCGGTATTAGCCGGTTCGCCGGATTTCGAGTCCGGTGCATTACCACTCTGCCAACTCTCCAT